ACGAATATGCCGATGGAACTGCTTGCTCCCGACAGCGTGTCTTGGGCCTGGTAGCCGACCTGTTGCGTCCCGGTATTGATCGATGAGGTGGTGGTCAGAGAGTTCGAGACAGAGGGCGCCGAGCCGATGCCGAGCTGGCCCGCAAGATAGTTGTATGCGGTGCCCGACATATAGAGGTTGTAGTTGTTCGTTCCGGCAGCGACTACCCCCTGAAACCCGTAATTGCTGCCAGCGCCGGACAGCGGTGCGGAGTAAAATCCGATCTGCGTGGTGGCACTCGCGCCGCTTCCAAACGCCGCACTGCTCGCTTGAAAATGCCTCACGTTCGCCGTGGCAAGAGAATTGGCGAGCGTAGGAGAACTGATAAACCCAACGCAATTTGCGGTAACACTGGTGCCGTAGGTCGCGTTGTTTGAAAATCCGTAGACGGTAGATGCGGCGTTATTGACGCCAGAACCTACTTCATATCCGTAGTACCACGACCCACGCGCAATAAACGCGGCCTCCGCTGGGTAAGTGCCGAGGTTGACCGAATCAACGCCCCAGCACAGCGGCGTTCCACCGGGACCGCCAGGGTTTGCCAAATTGTTGTTGGTATCAAATTCGCATGATGCGGACGCCGTTGCAATTGATCCAGCGGGTATGATTGAGATGACGTTCGCGCCAAATACCTTGGTGATCGGATTGACGTAGGCGCCGGTGCCGTTTGCTGGCGTTCCCGAACCAGATCCTGTCATCTGGTACCACGCCGATACCGTGATGGTGTTCGCCGCCCATGCAGTGACATAGGCATACCATGATGGCGAGTGCTGCGTGCCGATGAACATTCCAGAGCGCATCTGCGCGAGCTGCGCAGCGGTCAGTGCCGACGTAAACGATATAGTCGTGGCGGTGTAGGTCGTGCCCGCGTTCGCAATCGTCTGGATCGGCGCCACCGCATTGTTGAGCGTTAAAAACCCAACACTGTCAAACGTCGAGTAGCCAAGCGTCTGGCGCTGCTGTGCGCTGGTAAAGCCCATCACCGGCGCGCCCTGTTCCAGCGGGTAGTTGGTTCCAACATAGAAGCCGGCAGCAAAGTCCCCGATCCCGTAGGTGGCTTTACTGAACCTTCGACCGTTGCGCACCACGCGCCCGTTCAGGTATTGGTAGTTCGCGATCAGCGCGTCATCTGAAAGTATCCAGGTGATATCAATGCCGTTGACGGTGAGTTCACTGGACAGGGTATAGGTGCCCGGGGGCACGTATACAGAGGCATTCGGAGCAAAAACGATCCCGGTTCCCCCAATCGAGCCTTGCGAATTGACCCCGGCTTGCGCTGCAGCAATGGCTGCATTGAAGGACACAGTCGAGTCGGTAGCACCAGTCGGGTCAGCCCCAAAAGCCACAACATTCACGGTCGGGATGACCGCATACCATCGAACCCCGTTGCTCGCCACCAGCCCCTGGTCCGAGCTGTATGCATAAAACCCTGCATAATTTGCAGCCGGGTACTGAGCGGAGATCGTCGCCAGGGTCTGATTGACCACCGGAATCTGGTTGGTCAGACCCGAAATAGCGCCCGCGTTGACGAGGATGTCGCTCGTACCGCGAAGCGCCAGCAGATTGTCGCTCGCAAGCGGAGTGTAGACCGGCAGCTGCGAGAGTTTCGTCATCCGGTCAGCAAGGGGTCGCCCTGCCCATCGAGCTGCGGCTGTTCCTGGTTCAGCGAATAGTAGACTCCGATCATCCCAGGCACCGGCACCTCGCTTTGCAAATCAAGAATCCCGCTCTGATAAAAGCCGGTGTAGCCCATGTCGGTGGAGTCGAACTTGCGCGCTCCTCCCCCAAACACATAGACCCCATGGTCGGGGGCCGAGAACTCACTCCCCCAGGCCCGCTCGACCATCTCCTGCAGGCTGAATGAGCGGGTGGTGACCTGGCGGCCAAGGGCTGGGTTCAGCGGCGGCAGAGGCATCTCAGGCCTCCTGCTCGAGATCGTACAGGTGTGAACGCTCCGCTGCCTGGTCGCGCAGCTCCCGGTTCTCATCGAGCAGCCGCTTCATGTTGCGCTGCGTGTGCACGTCACAACGCTGTTGCACCTGAACCAGCAGGCCATCGAGTTCGGCGTCGGTTAAGTGGCTCATACGTCGTCTGGCTCAAGGCTGCGCTGGTCCACGGCTTCGGGGGCTATTGGATGGGCATCGTATATCCGCGAGGTCGCATCAATCAAATCCTTTCGCCCGCCAAAGGGGTAGAGGCTCATCTGGATGCGCAGGCGCTCGGCAACGTCGTAAATCCGATCCTCCTCGTCCAAGCGCCTGATCGGGCGGGCGACCCGATAGTCGTACCCAGCCCCCACCATGGAGCGCTGCAGGCGCGTCAGGCGCTCTTCGTCGGTCGGATACGGCAGGTAGAAGCGTTTTCCCCGGATATCGGGCACCAGGCGCTGCACCCGGTCATCCTTGCCCACCTCGCCGCTTTCCGGCCACTCGAGCTCGATGATTTCGAAGTGATTGGCCTCGAGGCGCTGGCGCTCCTGGAAGTAGTCGAGGTCCGCCCGGGCCCCGAAAGACTCATACCCGGCGATGATCCCGACCACCCCGGGCTCCCGGCTCCATTTGTCGTAGAGCTCAGAGAAACGCAGCCAGCGCTCCATCAGGTCCATCTTGTGATCGTAGCCGTCGAGCAGGTACTTGTTGCCGGCCGCATCGATCCCGATGACCACCATGGCGGTGTTGGCGCTGGTCTTTTTCTTCGAGCGCGCCGGGTCGCACAGCAAGTAGCACTGCAGGGTGCGGGGGCGCACCTCGTAGACCTGCAGGTCGGCGGTGTTGAACATGCGCTGGGAGCCTGCGAGCGGGTTCTGCAGCATCTGGCAGGCGAGCGTGGAGTCAAGCATATTGAGCTTGCGCTTATCCCACTCGCGCTCGGAGAAAAGCACCGGGTTGCCGTCCTTCTGTCCGTTGTCGGTGGCCGGGTAGATGCGAGGGATCGCCGCCTTGCGGTTCATGATCTCCTGGTAAGTGTCGGCAAAATGGTACCGGGTGCCGATGTACCAGACCCGGCCGCCGGCCGCTCCGAGGTTGGAACTCATCGACCAGCCCTCGGTGGTTTTCATGATCTGATCGGGAGTATTGACGCTCGCCGGCACCACGACGTCATCGTAGACCCTGAGCATGAAATGGGCGCCGACCGGGGTGCCGTCGATCAGCCCCCAGGCCTCGAGGGTTCCTTCCTTGGGGTTTGACTTGCGCTTGACGACAAGCCCTTTTTGCACGCTCCAGCGCTCGGACTCCCGGGCTGGGTTCTCGTACAGGATGTCGGGGAAGGCGGCGCGCAGCAGCAAGTTCCGTTCCAGTTCCAGTTTGATCTGGCTGACAAACTTCTCGGCGATCGCCTTCGTGTGCGAAAACACCGCGGTCGTCTGCTCGGGATTTCTGAGGATCTCCTGAATGATCCCGGCGAAAGTGATGATGGTCGAGTTATGGGTCGGCAGCAGCTGCTCGCCGGCTAAATACAAACCGCCCTCCACCTGGATGCAGTTGACCGGCACAGAAGGCACGGGCACGGGCGAGAAAAGGCGCCGGGTGCGCTCCCCGGTCAGGCACCTGGCAGCTTTGCGTGCCAGCCTGAAAGGGCACCAACGGCCTTGGTAGGCTTGAAAAGACACCTGAAAGAACGGGCGCCGCTTCCCTTTGTACAGCACAGTATGGCGCCGCTTCGATGCTCTGAAACCTAAGGATCTGACCAGCAGGGCGAGGGCATCTGCGAGCGATTCGTTCACATTGACAAAGGTCGCGGTGCCGCGCTTATCGACGGTGCCGTCCGTGTCCATCATGCCTTGCAGTAAAGCCAGCCGCTCCTGCGGCGGTGCGACAAGATAGGCGTGCGGTACCGCTTTGCTGCGGTAGATGCCGAGTTTTTTCAAAGCTGTGGAGAAATCCGAGGAACCCCGGTCACCCTTTTGACCCGTGCCGATTCGCAGCATGACCGCGTTGGAGTGCCGCTGCGACGAGACGCGCGCCCCGCACGTTCGGAGAATCGCCTCCATTTCGGGCGCGTCCGCAGCGCTTTGGGTAATGCGCGTGCTGCCCGTGCTGCCATCCCCAAGCCACGCGCCCAGCACGTAAGGGTGGGGCACTCGAGGATCCAGAGGCGTGCCCTCCAGGGGTTCGGAAAAGTTCAGGCAGAGCGATTGCACATCCGCGGTGCGCTTTATCTCCGTTCTGTAGCTGATTTTCCTGCACTGTGACGACGCCACGCGGGTACGACGTTTTCGCTGATGGGGCCAGAGGTGATCGCCGGCGGCCAACACCTCGCCCACCTGGAAACAATCGGCTCCCAGCATCGGCCCGGTATTGGCCAGGACTTTCACCTTACGGCCATCGGGCGCATACACAAGGCAGCCGGGTTTCAGTTCGCCATGTTCGAGCCAGCCGTGAGGCGTCCAGACGGGCGTCTTTACGTCGAGCGCTTTGTAATGCTCGCGGGCCCAGATGTCGATGTGATCGTCGGGCGCGGCTTCCACCTCGCGGCAGCGCGCATAGATCCAGTCGTGCAGGCAATCGGTGCGGCCGAGCACTCGCACCAACAGGTAGTAACGGTCAGCTTTCGCGAGCGCCCTTACCGCCTTCAGGTTCTTCAGCCCCCGATCCGTCTGGCACCAGATTTTCACGAGTTCGGGGATTGGCACGTCGCTCGGCAGCGCTGCGGGCGATGCGTTCCATGTAGGCGCCAAGGAGCTCGGGCTCGCCGCTGACTTCGATCCCGAGGGGTTTGCCTTCAGGGCTGGAGATTTCAAGGCTGCGCTCCTCTCGCCACCTCATCTGAGTTTTGGTCCACCAGATCAACATCGTGTCCGACCCCTTCATCGCCCGGCTGAAACACTTGCCGCCGATCTTCGCGTGGGCCTTGGCCTTACCGAGCGCGAGCTCCCTAGCGTAGTGCTTGCGCAGGGTCTTGTCGTCGATGCCGATAAGAATGGCAATCTGTTCATGCGGCAGCCCGGTGCCTGAATTTTTCTCAACGAGCTTGCGCGTAGCAGCGGTCGGCTCGTGGGGTTTTCTCCCGGGAGAG